ACACCATCGGGTTAAAGGAGGGCAACCGCCAATGAAATATGAAGTCATCCGGCGGTTTCGTGATAAGTACACCGGGGAGATTATTCTCCCTGGTGCAACCTTTATTTGTGATGAAGCCGACCGGATAAAAGACCTGACCGACAGGGGAATCATCAAGAAACAAGACCTTAACCCCGACGAAATGACGAAAAAGGAAATCATGTCAATGCTTGGCGAAAAAGGCATTGAATACAATCCAAGACAGACAAAAACGGAGTTAATAAAACTATTAGGCGGTGATTAAATGCTTGACGATGTAAAGACCGTATTGAGAATATCAAACAATGCTTATGACGCTGAGATTCAGGATTTGATTGAAGCCGCCAAAATAGACTTAAAATTGTCCGGGGTAAACATTGATAAGACAGTGACGGAAACATATACCCCGGAGCCGACAGAAGAAAATCCCGAACCAGAGCCGGTAGAAATACAGGTTATGGACCCGCTTATCAAGAGAGCGATTATCGTCTATGTTAAGGCTAATTTTGGATGGAGTAATCCTGATGCGGAAAATTTTCAACAGTCTTTCTGGATGCTGAAAACCCATTTAGCATTGTCGCAGGAATATGCGGAGGTGACGGAAGATGCTGTTTAGGGATGTTGTGAAACTAATTAGTATTACCACTACCGAAAATGATATGGGCGATATTATCGAAACACAGACCGAGCGTGAAGTGTTTGCTGATAAACGGTCAATACGTCAATCTGAATTTTATCAGGCGGCAGCTACAGGGTTACGACCAGAGCTAATGTTTGTTGTTCGGTCTATTGACTACAATCAGGAACCGAAACTAAAACACGGTGACAAAACATACACTATCATCCGCACATACGAAAAAGACGGGGAATTGATAGAGTTGATATGCCAGGGGGTTGTTAATAATGCCAATGCCTAAAAGCGTAACTAAGATAAAAAAGGATGGAATTGAATTCATTTCCAATGTTGACCGTGCGCAGTACACCATTGAAGAACTTTCCCGTGCAGCTCTCCGTGATGTTGCAAAGCTGCTCCGGAAAAGGATGGTGCAGGAACTCAAAACCCTGCCCGGTATGAAAAGGCACCGGCGTATCTACAACAGTACCCAGTACTGGGTACGTAGAAGGGAAACCGACCTGCAAATCGGTGTCAAACATGACGCTTGGTATGGCGTAAATCAGGAACTAGGTACAAAAGGGATGCCAAAAAAGGGCGTCATCCGGGAAACAACATTCAAGCACATTGACGATATCAGGCGCATTGAAGGGCAGTACCTTTCGGCTATCGAGGACGAAAACCGGGCGTTGGGATTAATTGACGAAGATGAGGAGGTTGGCGATGAAATACTTACGTGAACTGCTATACCCGCAATTAAAAGCCATACACCCTCGCGTGTATTTTCAGATGGCCCCTGACAATGCTCAGTTTCCCTACCTCATCTATGACTTCACGCAGATAACCAATGACGGAGAGGAATTTGAAACGGCGGCAGTTGATATTGACGGATGGGATATGACAGATGACACAACGGCATTGGAAACGCTGATGCAAAGCGTGAATGATGCACTAAACAAAAAGACGCTGACTGCTGAGGGATTGGCAGTCACTTTTTATTTGGACAGAAAAATTCCGCTTGTAGATGACAACCCGGGCATTAAGCGTCGGAAGTACATCTACGAAGCAAGACTATTCGGAAGGAGTTGATTAATTTGGCTTTAACTCAGGAACAGATAGAAAACATACAGATTGATTACGGAATTGTGTACGCCAACTATGGCGAAACAGACGAAGCGCAGCTCGGTCCTACACGGGGAGGTGGAGAGTTTGCCGCAACAGCAACCATCAGGGATATTGAGTTTGATGGCAGTAAGGGTAAAACAAAAGGGATGCAGACAGTAGATGACATTAAAGCTCAGCTAAATGTTACGCAGCTTAACACATCCATGGATACACTAAAAATGGCTCTGCCATTTGCGAAATATGATGAAGTAACCGGCAAGCTGTCTGTCGGCAAAGACAGTATAGGCATCATACCTAATGAGGCATACTTGAAGAACATCACGATGTTTGCCAAAACTGTAAAAGGCGAATACAAAAAGATTACACTATACAACGCAATGTCAGAAAACGGCTTAACGCTTGCGGCGGCACCAAAAGCAGAGGGCACCATTGCACTAAACGTATTTGCTCACTGGGATGAAGTTGATGATACAAAAGATTTGTTTGACGTGGAAGATGTGGAAGATGTTGAGAGCATCGAAGCCGACACAACCGTCCCGACCGTTACCACAGACCCGGAAGATGCCGAAACAGATGTTGCAGTGTCGAGCAGCCTCACAGCAACATTTGATGAGGACATCCGGCAGGGCGACATTAAGGCTGACAACTTCACGCTGATAAAGGCCAGCGATGGATCCGTTGTCGATGGCACACTGACCTATTCAGCCACAAACAAGACAGCGACATTTGACCCGACAGAAAGCTTGGCGGAATCCACTGATTACATCTGGATCATTACAAACGTAAGAGATTTGGCTGGCAACAAGATGGCCAAAAAGGTAGTAAACTTCAAGACCACATAAGCGGGGGGCGAAAGCCTCTCTTGCTTTTTAAGGAGGAGTAATATGTTAAACACAGACAAAGCAATAGACATGATCCCGTATTTGACGGAGATATATGAAAAAATAGACAAAACGCCATTCAAAAACATGAAAAGTAAATCCACAGAAGAAGTCGGGAAAAAAGCAATAGTCTTAATCCTAAAGAACCTTCCGACTTTTAAAAGTGAAATATACAGCATCGTTTCTTTGGTGTGTGAAAAGCCTGTTAAGGACATAAAAAAACAGGGTATCGGGGAAACGATAAAGCAATTCAAGGCAATTTATGATGACATTGCAAACGATAAGGAATTACAGACTTTTTTCAAAGAGGCTGTGCCATCGGCTATGAAGGAACAATAAGCCTATTGCACGGCCAATATGGATTTGAAAACGTTAAAAATAAACCAATAGGACACGTAAATAAATTACTTGATTACGCAATTGAACAGGAAAAAGAACAGGCCGCATGGGAATTGTGGAGCAGTTTATATCCGTTTATGGCGTCCGGGTTTATAAAAGATTTTGTCAAATTCGAGGAATTCAAAAACAAACTATTCCAGAAACAATACAAATACACTCAAAAATCCTTTGAGGAAATTGAAACTGAGATGCTGGCGGTAGTAGCAAAGCACAAAGGCAGGTGATGTAAAATTATGGAAATATTTAAGCTCTTTGGATCCATCTTCGTGGACAACAAAGAAGCAAATAAGTCAATATCCAAAACAGAGGAAAAGGCCGGAGGTCTTGCGTCCAAACTAGGAGGGGGCATCAAGACAGCCGCAAAGTGGGGGGCTGCTATTGCGGCCGGGGCTGCGGTAGCAACAACAGCAGTAGCGGGTCTTTCCTCTGTCGCGGTGTCATCGTATGCGGACTACGAGCAGCTTGTAGGGGGCGTAGAAACACTTTTCAAGGATTCTGCGGGACTTGTCCAGGAGTACGCAAAAAACGCATATAAGACAGCCGGAATGACTGCGAACCAATACATGGAAACTGTGACCAGTTTCTCAGCCTCACTACTCCAAGGCCTAAACGGCGATACCGCAGAGGCGGCAAAAGTCGCAGACATGGCTATTACAGACATGTCTGATAATGCTAACAAAATGGGTACAAGCCTATCCAGCATTCAGAACGCATACCAGGGCTTCGCCAAACAAAACTACACAATGCTCGACAACTTGAAACTGGGTGGACATAACCGTTTAGCTCAGTATAAACCTCGTGAAAACGGTGGAACTCTTATAAATTTAAGACAATACCGTGCTAAGTATGAATTAGTTGCTTAAAACACTTGTTATTATCGTAAAGCAATATTTCTCTGATGTTAGAAAAAGGAACCATAGGTCAAAGAGGAATTACAAGAGGCTATCAATTTTTATATAAACACGGGAAAAGAGCAACTTATTCATAAAAGTGTAACGACTATCGAAACAGATTAAGCATCCGTAAGGGGTGCTTTTTTAATGGAGTAGAGTACACACAAGTGTGTGGAAGCGCGAGGGTATCGAAAGATACAAGATATAGTCTAATCTATATGGTGACATATAGCAGTCTTAATTGACGGTCATAGATTAACGACCTATGGCGAATATAAATGTACGGTGGCACAAAAGCCGAAATGGAGCGATTGCTGGCGGACGCCGAAAAGTTGTCCGGACATAAGTATGACATAAGCAACTTGAATGAAGTCTATGAAGCAATTCATGTTGTGCAGACAGAATTAGGTATTACAGGCACAACTGCAAAAGAAGCTACCGGAACAATATCTGGAAGCATAAACATGATCAAGGCTAAATTTGAGGATTTTAAAGTCAGCATTGGAGAGGCGGTTGCTCCAGTTGTGCAAAGTTTTTTGTCATTGGTTATAGATAATTTGCCGACTATTGAAGGTATGATAGGACAGGTTATTCCTGTTATTTCTAACCTTATGAGTACGATACTGCCGCCCGTCATGGAATTATCATCCTCATTGCTTCCTGTGCTTGTTGAATTATTTAACTCTCTTATGCCTGTTTTCGGTGACATAACAGCCGTTATGATACCATTGATAGCTACGTTTGCAGAAATGGCACAATCGATACTGCCGTCATTGGTTGAATTGTTTACAGATATAATTCAAGCTATATTGCCGCCGCTTGTTGAATTATTTAACTCTCTTGTACCTGTTTTCGGTGACATAACAGCCGTTATGATACCATTGATAGCTATGTTTGCAGAAATGGCACAATCGATACTGCCGTCATTGGTTGAATTGTTTACAGATATAATTCAAGCTATATTGCCGCCGTTAATAGACTTGTTTTCCACTGTTATACAAACAATTTTACCGCCGGTTATAGACTTGTTTAAATTTATAATTGACACAATTTTGCCGCCATTTATAGAATTATTTACCAAAATAATCAGCACAGTTTTGCCCCCGCTGACAGAATTGTTCCAAACACTTATCGGTACACTGTTGCCGCCGATTATAGACTTATTCAAACAAATTATAGATGCAATACTTCCACCACTTATAGATCTGTTTAATGTTTTTATCGACACAGTTTTACCGCCACTGATGGAGCTTATAACGGAGATAGTCGATGCTATACTTCCACCACTATTAGACATATTTAACGAGCTGGCAGAAATAGTATTACCACTCGTCATAACTGTATTTGAAAGCCTTGTACCAATTATCGAGCCAATTATGCAAAATATAGCAGATATAATCAACATAATCTTGGCGTTGATAAAAGGAGACTGGGAAGGCGTGTGGGAAGGAATTAAGGAATATATTTCTAATGGGCTGAACACTATAACGGGTATTGTAGAAGGGTTTAAAGGCATATTTGTCGGCATATTTGAAGCGATTGGGAAATTAGTAAGTGGCGTATGGAATGGACTTGTCAACAACATAAAGAACAACATAAACAACATCATAAAGCTTGTCAACTCCTTTATCGGCGGCTTGAACAAGCTGCAAGTGCCGGACTGGGTGCCGGGTGTTGGAGGGAAGGGTATTAACATACCCAAAATACCACTACTGGCTGAAGGTGGCGAAATTGTACAACGTGGCTATGCAATAGTTGGTGAAGCGGGTCCTGAAATGTTGGAGCTGCCGCAGGGGGCAAGGGTTAAGCCGTTGAGTGAAGAAAGTGGGTTTGGCAAAACAATAATCGAAGGGAATAATTTCTATATTAGAGAGGAAAGCGACATAAAGAAAGTTGCGAGAGAATTGTTGAAACTGACAGAACAGAAGCGGAGAGGAGGATTGACACCAGCATGAACGGATTAACATTTAATGGGGCTCATTCGGACTCCTTCGGGCTCATAATGAAAACAGTGCAAAGAAGTGCTGGGGCACCAGTCAGGCGGAAGGAAATAGTTATTCCCGGTCGTGATGGTGCACTTACTTTTCCCTACAAAAAACGTGATAACAAAACGCATACAGTCAAGTTCACATATTCCGCGGCAAGCATGGCAGGACTTCGGGAGAAGGAAAGACAGATTGGGGCTTGGTTGTCAGCACAAGAAGCACCGCTCATATTCGACGATGAGCCAGATGTGGCATATCTCGCAACTGCATATTCCGAAATAACACCTACGGAAAATTATCTAACTAGAGAAATCGAGATAGAATTCGTGTGTCAACCGTTCGGCATAGCTATAGAAGAGACTGAAATAAGCGAAACAATAACAGGTTCATATCAGAAAGTCATACAGTACGAAGGGACACGCGAGATAGGGTTTGGCAGCCAGATGGGCGCATACTTCAATGTAGAGATAGACGGAAGCTTCACAAGTCTGAATATAAAACTAAATGATACAACGATTAGTTTTGAAACGCCGTCAGCAAGCGGAGTAATAATCATAGACAATGTAAATGGCAAAATCACAAAGGATGGCACAAACTATATAG